TGTTTTTGCATCATTACCGTCGTTACATTTACAGCGTTCTTTCTCTAGTCGTTCTACCCTGTCTGCCAGGTAGCAAAGCATTTTTTCCATATCCCTTTCGGTCATCATAATCTCCTTTTTGTGTTTTGGGGTGAACTTTCCGTTATATACCTAAAACGGACATGGGATCAACATCTTTTATTTCTGGGATCTATTAAAGTGGTTCAACCGACCTTGCTGAGTGTCTTACCCTCTTAATCTTGCCATGTTTCTCCAGCGAGGAGATAAAACTATGGACCATGGACTTGGAAGCCAGTCCCATAGGCTCTCTCATTTCATCATAAGACGGCGAGTAGCCATTCTTTTTGTAATATTCCTTTATGAATTCTAAAAGTTTAGCTTGTCTCTTTGTCATTACCCACTGCCTTTTAAAATTTTATTTACATAAGAATCATCAATAGGTTCAATCTCGTCCTGCATCTCTTCGGAGTAGGTCCTTTCTTTCGGCTCATAGACAAATTGAGTAGAACAGTACTCACACATCGCCTTGTTATTGTCATCAAAAGTATAGTAGACAATCGGATGATCGTCGGCGCAGGAAAATGTCCTCGTGTGGATTACTTTAGGTTTCATTTTTATCCGGATAATAAGGAAACTCCTTACGATGCTCAATATATCGTTTATGTCTTTCCCACCAATCCTCTTCAACAATATCATCACGGAAATCTCCGTAGGGTCTGTTTTTTCCCACGTTGGTGATCTTGTTCTCCTCCAAAATTTTCATAACCTCTTTAGTTTTCATATAACGCTCCGGATTCCACGGCATTATTTCTTATCCAGATTATGCCCTATGATAAAGATCATAAAGGCAATAAAGCCAAGCAGTGTAATAATCAAGACGAGGGATGTTAGTATCATAAATTCCATCAGTCCGTTCCTTCCCACTTATCGAGGATATAATCTCTTTGTTCCTCCTTAATGATCTTCTCAATCTTCTTGATTCTCTCCTTTAGCTTCTTTAGTTCTTTCTCAAGCTTCTCTAGCGTCATGCAAGGCTCCGCATGTGATCACTCATCTCCTTTGCCCTGTTAGGTGTTTGTTTTGCCCACCTGGAATCCAGCATTTCTGTCGCCGCCACATCATATTGTGGTGGACTCTGTTTTAAAGCCTTCCACATATTATGGAACTTGGAAACACCGGTTTTTCCCAACTGAAATATCATCTCCACGATGGTTTCTTTTGCCAGGTCCTTTAGGTCCGGGCAGTCGCTACAAAGCTCCTCAGCGCCTTCTATGGCGTTTTTTAAATCGTCTTTTAGGATTTTCATGAGGTATTTCTCGGAATACTCCTTATTATCCTCCCAGTGGTCCTCGACGCAGAGATGTCCCACTCCCACGGTTCTTTTGCCTAGCGAATCGAGGTACACCTTATTACGGTAGCCTTCGTGTTCCTTTACGGATTTTAGTAGTCTGTTCATGTCCATGCTTTTTTCTCCTTTTCTTGTAAATAGGTAATTGATTTTACCCATCCTTTTGGAATCGTGACGTATCGTCCGCCATCCTTATCCTCATCCTTCTCTTCCTGCGGATCCAAACACCAGGATCCTATGATTGTTACTGTCGTCTCGTCATTGCGTATCATCCAGCCAATGTCAACGCACGTCGCCAGCTTGGCGTCGCGCATTTTGCTCAAAGTCACCCATCCCGTCTCACCGTCCATGGCGTCCATCCACACAACGCGGACCATGGGCCAGCAGTCTGGATATTTTAGCTTAGGCTCTTCAGATAGTTTATCATTTCCTTCCATTTCTCACTCTCCTTCCTTTCCTTGTGCCTGTCGGGCACGACCTTATATTTATATTTATCCGACCGCACCTCACGTGCGATAGGATTTCGTTTCTTGTAGATAATTCCGTGTCTTTTCATCTTTTCATATCGCAGTTATAGGATAGTGTTCTTCTCACACCGTTGCCTGTAAAGGGATAGACACCGTGCTTGATGTCATAGGGAAATACATATAGGTCCCCGACCTTCAAATCAACCTTGTGCTGATTATAGCCAAACATTCCACCGCCATTACCTATTAATTCCAATCTTCCGTTCGCTGGATCGTCCTCTCTTGCAATCTCCACACCGTAATCACTAGGCTTTTTTAGACACAGGACGGATGTCAGCCCGATCTCCGTCTTTCCCACGTGATGGTGCATGGGATTATACTCATGCTCTTTCATCTCATTGATCCACGCTGATGATGGATGAGCAAAGCGCATGACCTTGACTTCCATCAAGTAGTCGTTGAACCTATCTTCAAAATATCTTTTCACGCTCTCCGACAGTTCTTCGTCCACTCGGTGCTCTTTTTTAATCTTTCCCGCCAGGTTGTCGTTGTAGCTTTTTAAATAGGAAGAGCAAGATTCATAAAGGACATTGATTTCCTCAACAAGCCCTTCGGGAACATCAAAGTGCAGAATCTTCTGGCCCAGATGGATTGTGTTCATAGACCGCGGACCATAAAAAGGTCCATTCCCCTCTTAATTTGAATATAGCTATCCGCGTCCACTTCATTGACGCGGTCCCATATGTCCACTTCATACTCGCCGTGCTCAGCAATGAATTCATCACGCGTCATTTCCGCCGCGTCCTCCTCCATTTCCATCAGCCACGCTTTCACTTTTCCTGTCATGTTCTTTTTCCGTGCAATGCGTTAATGCCTAAATTATAAACACATTCCTGTTTAAATTCTTCCACGTGCTTTCTCAAATCCTCATCTGATTTTATTTCCGTTAACCTCATGAGCTTTTCTGCTACATAAAATAAACATACTCTGTTATCTTGTTCTGTATTCTTCATTCTTTCTCCTTTGTTAAGTTTCTAGATACAACGGTGTATACACTCCCATGTGCGATCCCGCAACATTAAAATCAAAAAATTCACTCGCCTCGTCGTAGGACATATTATCACGCTCCATGAGGATATTGAGGATTCCCTCTGTCTCGTAAACCACACGAGTTCGCTCGCCGTCCCAGATTACTCCTGCAATGGCTTTGTCGTAGCCGTCGGCGAACAGTATGTCTGGTTCGTCGTCAGCGTAGAGGTCCTCGATGTCTTTCCTATTCATGCACGGTACTTTATTATATTTTGGCGTATCACGCAACACGGAACTGGTGCGACATTTTGTCTTAAAGTTATCCACAAAAAAGTGCATATCTGTGGATAACTTGTTTCACTATATGAAATAGGTCCTATTAATTCCCATTTTAATAAGATATACTGAATTAAGATTAAAAAAGTTTTAATCTTGTTCTTTGAAACAGTTAATAAGAAAGGAAAAATATGAAAAACAAATCATATCCTTTTAACTCCATTCAAGAGTATGATGGAAAGAAAGGAAAAATTATGAGAAAGAAATGTCATCAATGTGGTGAACAGTCGGTCATTAGATATAGAGATACGTCTTTATCATTAAATGATTGGTCTAAATCCTGCCTCAATGGTTGTGGCCCTGATTTTTCACTTTTAGCTAAATTATTAAAATTTGAGGTAAAACATGGAAGATAAACACATACAATTCTTTTTAAATGGAAAGGATTATGATTTAATCTTGAGGGTTGATGATGAAGGAGAGGAATATACTTCTTTTGATATCTTCGACTACGAAAAACAAGAAACTGTAGTGACAGAAAAAATATAAAAGGAAGGGGCAGAAAAGCCCCTTCTTCTATTTTGACGGATATCGCAACACGGAACATGGGCAAAGTGTCGTATTGGCAGAAATCCGCCATTCTTAATTTCATATAGGTTTTTCAAAAGTAAATTAAAATATTAAACATAAAAATATCTCAAATATGACGTAACCACGTAACTTTAGACGTAACATCTTGAAATATAACAATAATACCGTTACATATAAGGTTACTTATAACAATTAGGTTACGTAACCTATATGAGGTTTTTGAGAGTAAATTGATAAATTATATATATATTTACTTTTAAAATATATATATAAAATTTAAAAGGTGTGTTATAATGAAAAATATATGGGAAACGTAAATAAAATAACACCGAAACAAAGGGCTTTTATTCATTTGTTTGTTAAGTCCAATGGTCGCATGACACCGACCGATTGTGCCAAAGAAGCGGGATACTCGGAGAAATCAGCGACTAATATTGCCTGTAATTTAAGGAGTCCGAAAATGTTTCCTTTGGTTGTTGAAGCGATTGAGAATTTGCAAAAGGAATATGCTGAAGCAAGTAAGATAGATTTTGTCAGACATGCTAGGGAATTGGCTAGATTGCGCGATACTGCTGTCACAAATGGGCAGTTGGGTCCTGCTGTTCAAGCTGAATTTCGCAGAGGTCAGTTGGCAGGATTCTATGTGGATAGAAAAGAGGTTGTTACAGCCTCGCTGGATAATATGACCAGACCAGAACTAGAAGCCAAACTCAAGGAAATCCGCGACCATAACATTATCAATGGCGAGGCGATTGGTGTTGAGGTTAAAGAAATAGAAGAAAAAACAGTAAAAGAAATAAAATAGGGACAGTAATTTTTTTGTATTTTGTAAGATACTGATGTATATATTCATAGGCTTTGACTATATAATATAGACTAAATAGTAAAATTAAGGCTATTAAATATCCTCCCATTATCTAAACCCTATCCCGTGACTTGTGTAATCCAAGTCCGTTGCCTTGTGCTTACAGGTAAAACTGCAATACCGCTCGAACTTTCCCATCTTCGCCTTTGTACCGCAGATGAAACATTTTCGTTCAGTTAAAACTTCTTCCTTATCGGGTTTAGGTTTTGATTGATTGTAATAATCTGGTATTTCAAACTTTGTCATTGACTTCCCCTCCGAAGAAGTCAGCCACCTCTTTCTTTTTTTCTTTTTTCCAATCTTCTTTCCCAATCCTCTCCAATTTATCAATTACTGAATCAAAATCCCCGCAAGTACAATCATAATATTTATCCAACCAATTCTCAAAATATTTTATCTTGTCTTTTCTTGTGTCCCCAACTTGTTCATTCAGTTCAAAGGGACAAAAGTGAAAATGAGAATCTCTTAAATCTCTTATGTCTTGCTTAATTTCTTCAATTAGTTTTGTCATTATTAGTCCTTTCTAA